TTCGTTATTGTTTGAGACTTGCACAAGAAGATAAAAGAATCGTTCGTCATACTCGCACAAACAATTCTAAAGTTCGTGAGCAACTAATGAAGACTCATATTTTTGCCTATCCGGCATACTTTATGGAGACTTCTTGTATCTGTATGATTGAGGCATTGTGTGCAGGGTGCTCTGTTCTTTCTAGTAATCTTGCTGCACTTCCTGAAACTGGTCTAGGTTTTGCACGACAGTATGGATTTATTCCAGATAGGCAAAAGCATATTGAAAGATTTGCAAAAGAACTGAAGAGAACGATTACTGAGTATCGTGAAGGTAAGTTTGATAATACTCAACAAGTTGAGGTGTGCAATAAATATTATAGTTGGGACACACGAGTTGAACAGTGGGTTCAATTTTCAAAAGAACTATGGAGAAAAAATTAAAAATGGAAACAAAAACTGAAACTTTAACATTACCAGTAATGCACTTATATCATTTAACTGCTGATCCAGCAAATGATACTGGATATACAATGGAACAAGTGACTCAAATGCTTGAAGAGCATGGTGCAGAGTATTTGGTAGAGGCAACAATCACACATCCTGTTCCACCTCCTTACAGTGTAGAGAATGATATTGCTGCTCATGAAGCAAGAATTACTAATAATCAAGAGACAATTGCTAATTTAACAACTCAACTTTTGGATCTTGAAGAAGGGACTGATGAATATTCTACGATTCAAGAGCAAATAGCATCTATTGAATCCGATATTACCTATTGTGAGGAGCACATTGCTAATCTACAGACATCTTGACTTTTATCAAAAAATACTCTATAATACTCTTGTCTTTCATTTCTTCGTATCTTTGAGAATGAAAGACTCTCTTCGGTGGTATAATAGAGAGGGTTTTATACCCTCTTTTTTTCTTATATAAATTAATATAAAATCTTATAAAAATATGAACTTTGCCGTATATTCTAAAGACGATTGCCCCTTTTGTTACAAGATTAAAACTGTTTTGGAGTTGACAGGAAATAACTTTGTGGTGTATAATCTTAACAAGGACTTCACAAAAGAAGAGTTCTATGCTGAGTTTGGTGAAGGTTCCACATTTCCACAGGTTATTTGTGACGACAAAAAATTGGGCGGTTGCACTGACACCGTTAAGTTTCTGAAGGAACAACAAATGGTATAATGTCAGACATAAATAATGATATAACACCGAATCGTGGTGTAGAACTTATACTTACTGGAGGAAAAAGAAAACAACCTAAACTTTTTCATCTTATATTCGAGAAGATGATTTCCTTTCTCAAACGAGAAATAACCATCTATTTTGAATTTTCGATAAAGTCAAGGAAAGTCGAGTAGTTTCCCAGGAGAAAAAAAATGTTGGCAACTAGTTTAGTTATAGGTTCATTCTTAACCGTACTATTTTTTATAATGGGTCTCTTGTTGGGTTGGGTCGGCAGAGAATATATGATGACTCATCAAGAGGGTCCAAAGCAAATCGCATATCATCCTGAGTTTTATGATAAGGACGGAGATCTTATTGATGAAGAAATCGTTTCTGTAAGATTTGAACCCGGATACTTTGATGATGACGATGATGACGATGATGAAGAAGAATAAACTCTAAATATCATTAAGATTATAATTACATATTAAACAATTATGACAGCGACAAAAGCAAAACCAAAAACAACTCCATCGGTAAGTATTGATTTACCAGCAAATCCTTTTACCTTTGAGGTTCTGAATCTTGTAGCAAAGCAAAGAACCAATATCAAAAAAGTTGAGGTTCTACAAAAATATAATGACCCATCACTGAGGGCAATTTTTATCTGGAACTTTGATGAAAGTATAACATCATCTCTTCCCGAAGGTATTGTTCCTTATTCGAGTGTTGGGGAGCAAGGTTCTTTCAGTGGAACTCTCAGTGAAAAGATTGATGATGCCGTGGGAAAAATGGGCGAGATTGGTTCCAATTCACTTGGTTCACAAGATCAAGGTTTTTCATCAATTCGTAAAGAATATTCAAAGTTTTATAACTTTATTAAAGGTGGTAATGATGGACTGAGTTCTCTTCGTAGAGAAACGATGTTCATTAATATTCTTCAGGGTCTTCATCCTCTAGAGGCAGAGATTCTATGTCTGGTCAAAGATAAGAAACTTGAAACGAAATATAAAATCACGAAGGAAATTGTTTCTCAGGCATACCCAGAAATCGTATGGGGAGGTCGTTCGTGAGTCGAGTTCGTGATATAAAAAGAAATACAATCGAGGATAATACTACAGTGGAATGGACTCCAGAAGAAAAAAAAGATATTCCTCCTCGCTATGGTTGTGAGATTCTGGTTGAGAACGGAACTCTTGCTCAGATTAAAGATACCTCTTTTCCCAATGATGCCTATGTTGTGTCTTATACACTAAGGGGAAATTCTTATATGGATTTGTGTCGTGGTACAAGAGTTAAAATCTTTGATATGTATTACGATAAGTTCGGTCCAGACGTAGTTACAAAAATTGATTGGGGATATGGAAGAGTATCTCCTAGGATTTGGGGATACAAAGCACCCGAAAAGAAAAAGAGAAAGTAATTTCTCATATCGGGCAAAAAAATTCTCCCAAAATTTTTGCCCCCTAAGGTTTTTTGAAAAGGTAGCAGCATGATACACTTTAGTATCGGTTGCTACTTTTTTAATTTTATGCTAATATATACAGTACGTTGATCGCACACGCGACGGAAGTACCATTTGGGAAGCAACGCACCAATACCTAAAAAGTAAAGGAGCAAACCTAATGTCCAAAGTCGTATATCGTGGTGTTGAATATGATACCCAAAAGCGTATTGAATACCAACAGCAAATGATGCAGCAACCCCAACAATACAACGAAACCTATCGTGGTATTAAGTATGTAAAGGAGGGGCACAAATGAACACTTATTTCGTTCGCTATCTCAAAACAAAAGCAAAGAAGGAAAAACTTCTTCAAGTAGCACAACTGAATATGGCAAAAAAACCACAAGTTGCCTGAAACTGGGAGGATTGACATCCTCCCTTTTTTTATGTAAAATAAGACGAGAGTATTGCAAGATATGGACAAAGAAAAATTAAAACTTATCGTTCGTAATATAGAATTGCTTGTGGATTCATTAAAGGCAGAAATCTATTCTGATGTTTCTGCTTATACTCCTATGGAACCGATGAGAAAACGGGCAGTTTTAGACTATGATGAAATTTTTGAGGATAGTGATTTAGATGACTAATAGAGCAAAAGAACTGGTAAAGTTGCTTGAAAGATTGAGTAAACAAGACCATCTTTATTCTGATGAGCAACTGATAGAAATGAAACAACAATTGCGAGTTGTAAAACAAGAACTTGCAGAACTTGAAGCAAAAACATCAAAAGGATTTGGAAAGAAATGAGACCTATTAAAGCAAAAGATCTTCTTGAACTTGACCGTTATATGAAAGTTGTGATGATTCGTCAAACACAACTTCCGCAAACTCTTGTTTATCAGGCAGGTAAGAATGATTATTCGGAAGACCCTATTCATACCAAAATGACTCCCGGTGAAAAGGAATGCGGTAAATGGGTGATTGAACAACTTCTTGCAAATGAAAGAGGGCACTGGGGACCGCTGGAGCATCCTGCCATTTCTCTGGACTGTGTTGGGTTCGTTCATAATGTCATCGTACAGGCACGAACTCATCGTGTTGGTGTAAGTTTTGATGTTCAGTCGCAGCGTTATACCGGCCGTCGTGTACTGAAGGTTGCCAAAGGTGAACTAAAACCCGAAGAGGTTTATTATGTGCGTCCAGAAGGTCTCTACTTGGACCGTAAAGGGCACAAGTACGAATGGACAAGGGAAGACTACGAAAGGCAGTTAAAGTTCTGTCTGGCGGCATCTGAGAGGTATGCTGAGGGTTACGAACAGCGTGGTATGGCAGAAGAACATCTTCGTGATTACCTTCCTCAAAACATTCGTCAGAACTTTGTGGTCTCATTCTCCCTTCGTGCCGCACTTCACTTCCTTGACCTGAGAGCAAAACTTGATGCTCAAGTAGAGATTCAGGCATTATGTGAAGGAATGGTTCCTGTAATGAAAGCGTGGATTCCAGAAATCTTTAGTTATTATGAAGATCGCAGGTTACACAAAGCGCGTCTCGCCCCATAAATATTTTTGTAAATTATTATAACTT